TGCCTTTAATGCGAACCTAGTTGTCAATGAATCGTTCCTAGATTCAGCAACTGTAAGGGAAAATGTGGTTTCTTTGGCACGAAATATAGGTTATGTGCCCCGTTCTAAGACTGCAGCAGTTGCTAATATCAGAATTGAACCAGTTGAACTTGAAAATCCTACTGATATACCGTATATAAGACTAAAAGCAGGTTTATTCTGCGTTGGATCAACAAATAATACAACTTACAGGTTCTCTATACCATCAGATATTACCTCTATACGTAAAAATAGTGATAATAAGTATGTCTTTGATGATATAGATGTATTTGAAGGTACATTTTTACGTTCAAGATTTAATGTAGTTTCACCTCAAACAAATCAACAACGATTTATTTTAGATAATCCTAATATTGATACCACTACCTTAAGAGTTACTGTTGGTGCAAGGAATTATTCTATGGTTGATAATATTTTATCACTGAATAAAAACTCTGAGATCTTTTTATTACAAGAAATTCAGGATGGAAAGTATGAAATATTGTTTGGGGATGGTTTATTTGGTAAACAATTAGAGGATGGTGATGTAATTACTGCCTCATATATTGTTACTGAGGGTGAAGATGGAAATGGTCCTGCTAATTTCTCTTTCCAAGGTACATTTTTAGATCATCATACTCCAGCTCAGTTACTTACTCCAAATGATAATGTAGTATTAACTACCATTAATTCCGCTTCTAACGGCGGTCAACAGGAAGATGTGTCATCTATTAAGTATTTTGCACCTAGACTTTACTCAGCACAATATAGGGCAGTTACATCAAGAGATTATGAAGCAATAATATCTTCAATTTACCCTAAAACTGAGTCTGTTGCTGTTATAGGTGGAGAAGAATTAGATCCACCTCAATTTGGTAAAGTTCAGATCAGTATTAAACCAAAAAATGGAACATATGTTTCTGATTTTGATAAACAAAATATTAAAAGTAAGTTAAAGAGTTACGCTATTGCTGGTATTAATTCTGAAATAATCGATCTTAAAGTCATATATGTAGAACTTCATTCAACAGTTTATTATGATTCTTCAAAGGTTGCAGATTCCTCAGATTTAAAATCATCCATTACAAATTCATTGGCCAGATATGCAGATAATGTTGAGATGAATAAGTTTGGTGGCAGATTCAAATACAGTAAAGTTAATCAATTAATCGATAGAGTTCATGAAGGTATCACCTCCAATATTACAAAGGTAATCATTAGAAGAGATCTAAAGGCATCTTTAGATACATTTGCACAATATGAATTATGTTTTGGTAATCGCTTCCATATAAATCCTGAAGGATTCAATATTAAGAGTACTGGATTTACTGTTTCTGGGTCGAGCAAGACAGTTTATATTACAGACGTTCCAAATAAAAATGCAGATGGTTCATTAGATGGTACTAATCTAGGTACATTAAGTGTCGTAAGTACTAATGAAAGGAATGAAAAGAATGTTATTAAAAAAGATGTTGGAACTGTTGACTATAAAAAGGGTGAAATAATATTAAATACAATCAACATTACATCAACAGTAGCATCAAATAATATTGTTGAGATTCAGGCATTCCCAGAATCAAATGATATTATTGGATTCAAAGATTTATACCTCTCATTTGACGTTTCAAATACTACGATAAATATGGTAAGAGACGTAATTGCTTCTGGAGAAGATGTATCAGGCGTTGTATTTGCAAGAGATTACTACACATCAAGTTACTCAAATGGGGTGTTAGAGAGGATATAAAATATGTCGCAAATTGAAAAAAGAATAGAAGTCAACAGAATTATTGAGAATCAGTTACCAGAGTTTGTGGTATCTGATTTTCCTAAAGCTGCTGAGTTTCTAAAACAATACTACATTTCACAGGAGTATCAAGGTGGTCCTATTGATTTAACCACCAATTTAGATCGTTATCTTAAAGTTGATAATCTAGTACCAGAAGTTATTACTGGTTCTACAATATTAACTGCAGATATAACATCTTCAGAAACTGGTATTGGAGTATCATCAACAAAAGGTTTTCCTTCTGAGTATGGTCTTTTAAAGATTGGCGATGAAATAATTACATATACTGGTATTACAACTAACTCATTTACTGGTTGTGTTCGTGGATTTAGTGGTGTAACTGGATATAATGTAGGTGTTACCTCATCTTTAATAGAAGTTAATAATCAAAAGTTAGTATTTGAAGACACTTCGGCATCATCACATAAGGAAGATGTAGAAGTTACCAACCTTAGTGTATTATTTTTACAGGAATTTTATAAGAAGACTAAGAAAACATTCTTACCTGGATTAGAAGATAATAAATTCCATTCTGATATTGATGTAGGTAATTTTGTAAAATTTGCTAGATCTTTTTATCAATCAAAAGGTATTGAAGAATCACTTAAAATATTATTTAAAGTATTATACGGAGTTAATCCAAAGGTTACTGATTTAGAAGAAAGGTTAATAAAACCATCTTCTGCAGAATATATTCGTAGAGAAGTTGTAGTTGCTGAAAATGTAAGTACATATGATCCATTAAAACTTGTTGGTCAAACAATATACAAGTCTACTGATACTGGTACTAGTGCATCAGTTTCTGAAGTAGAGATATTAAACAGAAAAGGAAAGACATATTATAAAATTTCATTATTTGTAGGATTTAGTGATAGAGATGGTATTGAAGGTGTATTTACTATTCCTGGTAAAACTAAGGTATTAGAATCAACTCCAGTAGGATTTTCAACTATAACAGTAGACTCTACAGTTGGATTCAGTACTATTGGCACAGTTGTTAGTGGTGATAATATTATTAGTTACACTTCAAAGAGTATAAATCAATTCTTTGGATGTACTGGTATTAATAATACTATTACAACTGCGGATGATATAAGATCTCAAGAAGTTGCCTATGGTTTTGAAGATGGTGATTTATCTAAAAAGGTTGAATTAAGAATTACTGGTGTTATTTCTGGTTTTGAATCAATATCTAATGTTAATTTGATAAAAGAAGGTGAGAAAATATATGTAAAGAATGTTGGAGAAAAAATTACTAATCCAACATCAAATAAAACTTATAAAGAAATTTTTGCCAATTCTTGGATTTATAATACAAGTTCTAGATATTTGGTAAAGGAATATAATGGTAGATTTGTTTTAGACAGTAAAATTGACAAATCAAGTTTAAAAGTAGGAGATTCTTTTTCTGTATTAAAAAGAGGATCTCAAGTTAATGAAAGGGTATTTGATATTGCTGATGTTGATTTAAATAGTAATTCAATTGGCGTTAGTGGTTTAAGTGGATGGACAGCTGATCCTAATCAATACTATGATATTAGAAGAGTTGTAAATAAGGCAACAAGTTCAGGAATTGAATTAACTGAAGGTGATAATTCTGTATTATCTGATGTATTAAATGTTTATACTGAAGGTTCTTCAGAAGGATATGTAGCATCAAACTCATTACCAAATTATGATATAGTAAAAAATATTACATCAGAAACTTTATCAGAATCTAATACTGATAAGACTAGTGGAGATTTTACTCTTAGTGAATCTAATGCGTTTGGTCAATATGGTGTAATTGCATTTGATGTGCCAGCAAATACAGATATTGATTTTGTTCAAGGTGATGCAGTAATTTATCAAAATAACTCTGGTATATCTACATTATCTTTAACAGGTCTTGAAAATGGTGGATTATATTATCTTGATGTCCTTCCTGCAGTAGGAAGTGCAGGTGTACACTCAGTAAGATTATATAAGTCTAGAGCAGAAATTGGAGGATCTGATACAAACATTAAGGTAGGACTTCAAACATCTACATTAACAACTCATACATTTACTTTAGCAGATCATTATAATAAGAAATTAGGAGCATCTAAGATACTTAGAAAATTCCCATTATCGCAGAATTTATATAAAGTTAAAGAGACTGAAAGACCAACAAATAATATTGGAATATTAGTAGATGGAGTTCAAGTATATTCTCCTGTATCTAATGATGTAATTTATTATGGTCCACTTGCCTCTGTAGACGTTTATAATAATGGTCAAGACTATGATGTTATAAATCCACCTAAACTTATTATTGAAGATAGTGTAGGGGCAGGAACAACTGCATTAGTAGATCCTATTTTAAGTGGTACAGTTAAAGAAGTATTAGTTGATCCTCAAGATTTTGATATTGAAAGTGTTAATAGTATATCGTTAACAGGTGGAAATGGTTCTGGTTGTCTTCTTGAACCTATTCTTGGACCAAGATTTAGAGAACTTGAATTTGATAGTAGAGATGTGTTCTTTAATGGTGGTATTTCTATTGCAGAAGAAACAATTACGTTTACTGGATTACATAATTTAGAAGATGGTGAATTAATATACTATAATAGTAATGGAAATCAGGCAATAGGAATAGGTAATGCTTATGATCTTACTAATACAATAACTGGAACACTTTCTGATGGTGCACCATATTATGTAAGAGTTGTTAACTCTAGAACTGTAAGATTGTTTAATAAGGTTACAGATGCTCTTGTAGGAACTGCTGGAATTAATACAGTTGGTTTATCAACAGATACAAGTGCAAGTGGTGTTCATAAGTTTAGAACTAAGTCTAAAAACACACTTAGAAGTATAAATGTTATTGAA